ATTAAAAATTTCTTGGCTCATAATTACTCTACAAGTTTAAGTTGTTCGTTAATTTGTACCGTTTCATTTCTAAACGATTCTATTGCCGCACCAGTTTGACGCTGCTGTTGACTGTTCTCAATTGTAAGTATTGGCAACCATGCAATAGCGCAACCCCACTCGTCTACTGGTTCACCCGTATTTGGGTTATTGCCACGCAATTGCGTAAACCACGCACAGTCTAGCTGTCGGCACGGTTTAAACCCGTCTAACGGGCAATTAGCTTTTGATTCTATTTTCATTATGATTTTGTGCAAATAATAACGTCAACGTATTGAACGGCTAAGTTTATAGTATGGCTATGTGCTGTGCTACCGCCTAGAGAGCCTGTTGTTCCAGAAACGGAAACGCTGTGAGCATGGTCGCCTACACCGTTTATAGATATTCCAGTGGTTGCGGAACTAGTATTACCAATTCCATCAATTGAAAACAAACTTGATACTGCACCTCTATCTGTGTCAGTCATTCGGAATGGCACATTCCCATGGCTGTGCGATGGGTCAGTAACGCTATGAGTATGCCCACCAGCATTACCAGTTGTGTCTGAACCTGAAAACGTATGGGTATGGCTTGGTATTTGCGATGCTGTTAATGTAGTATCACCAACGTTTTGACTTGCAAACGCTGTGGTAAATGCTATTGAGCCACCTGTGCCAGCAGTGCCTGTAACGACACGTAGCGCTTTGTTGTCATGTGTAACATCTTTGACCCAGCCAACAGGTGCAGAAGTTTGGTTAAACAGCATTTTTGTGCCAGATGGGAACGCATCAGCCAACCTACCGCCAATTGTTAACGTTCCCGTAACACCAACATTTCCCGTTAACGTAGACGTACCATCAACAACAAGATTGCCACCGATTGTGCGGTTATCATCGTCTGTTCCAGTTAGTTGATTTTTTAGTTGCGCCATCAACGTGCGAATAGCATTATTAACAAGCCCGGGAGCCATACCCTCGGCTAAGTTAATTCCATCAATATCTGTGTTATTTGCTGGGTCTGTATCAAACTGCGAGATTTTAATCTTTGCCATTATTTTTCCAATGTATTTTGAATTCTACCCGATTGATACAAAGCATTATATAACTCAGGGTCTAATAAGAAAGGCATTGCGCTACTAGCTCTATCTACACCCCTCCCCATTGCGCCAAGACCGTAGGTTGCTTCTCCAACAATTCTCGGAGATGATGCTATTGCGTTAGCTATCGCTGGCAATGCACCGCCCGCAGTAAACGCTAATGCTGTTGTTGGTAATGCCGCAGCGCCTTGTAAGCCTCTTGGAACTGGTGATTGCAATGCTTGACCTGCTAAGGCTGGCATCATCATTTGTCCACCTTGGCTTTCCAATTGTTTTCCAAGTTTAACTCGTTGACCAAAATTAGTGTTTACATTATCTCGCATGAGAGATTGTAGTTTTCGCATTGCAGTATCAGCAGATGTTTTATTGCCAAGTGATAATGCTTTTTCAATCTCTCTGATTTGATCTGACGCTTGCGTGTATTCCCGCATCGTTTTTGAATAAACAGGAGCTTGTTTAACTATCTCAGATTTAATAGAGTTATAAACTTGGTTTACTGTGTTGTATGCGTTTTTATTTGGTTCTAATTTTTCTAACACAGCACCAACCGATTGTTTTAACGCGTCTAAACCCTCTGGGGTATGGAATTCAGCAGGGTTTGAAGTTTTCCACTCATCAACTAATGATCTAGCTTCTCCCAAAGCATCAGAAGCTGTCTTATCTACAATCTTATTTTTGTATTGCGTTCGATTTGTAGCTGATTTTACTGCGTTATCAATACCATCAAAATTTAATTGAGTTGTATCTTTGCTAATATCAAGCATACCAGAACGATACATGTCTGAACGTTGTTTACGTATAACGCTTAAGTTTTGCCTAGCTGCGTCTAACACGTCTGTTTGGTCAGCTCTACCAACTATGTTATCCCTAAATTGTGTAGCTCGCTCACCACCTTCGCGCCCAGCTTGGTATGCTTGTGATACCGATTCTCTGCCAGCGCCTGTGGTTAGCCCTAAAATTGGCTCCGCCACACTTTTTCCAACAGTTTTAACCGCTGAGCTAACACCACGTGCGCCAAGCGCTAATGGGTCTATTATGCTACCTGCACTAGTTAACCCTCGCCCTACATCAGCTACACCTGGTAATGAAACACGGCCAGCAGTTAACGCATTAGTTGCACCTGCACCGCCTCGCAAAGCAGCACCGCCACCGTACAATAATGACGAAACATCAGCCAACGCTCCTACTGGGTCTTGAGATATAGTGTTAACAATATTTTCTGTGCCACCGTATCTATTTTTATAAAAGTCGCCCACCTGATTAGCCACGTTGCGCGATGCTGGGTCTTCACCCACAGCTTGCACAAGCCTTTCAGGCAATGCATTTTGCAAAGCACCTGCGCCTAAATCTAAAATTGATTTGCCCGTTTGCAACGGACTAGCGATAGCGGTAACTAAATCCTTTAACGCTGTACCCGCCGATGATGGAACATTCTTTAAAGCTGTTGTTGCAACGTTTCTAAAATCAGATTGTGCTTGGTTCCCTCTATTCGTATCTTCTTGCGACGGTTGACCTGTTAACATAGGGTCATAACTATATTGAGTCGATGCAGGTGCAGTTTGCGCACCTAAAAAACTACTAATTTCATTTAAAGAATAGCCTTGGGTTAACGCTTCTTTAACGCCTGCATTAGAGTTTCCCAAGTGCTTAGAAATTTCTGCGTCAGAGTAACCCGCTGACCTAGCTTGTTCTAATTTCTCTTGCATGGTAGCCATTATTGCGCCCCGAATATTTGGTCAAGTGATTTTTTTGGCGTTGATTTTGAGCCAGCATTTGCATTTGTGTTAGGGCCATCAATGGCTTTTCTAAAATCTTCCACTTGTGGCATTCTTCCTTTATAACCACGCAACGTACCATTGGTTGTAGCATAATCAACCATAGCTTGTTTTTCTTTTGCTGATTCCAACATCTGCATAAACAACCTGCGTAACCTTCTAGCATTTTCCTCAGGTTTTAGCTTTGGGTTGTATGCCCTTGCTATTAAATTCTCGCCTTCTGTTTGAGTAAATTGTGGGCCAAGTATTGTTCGTAAGTTGCGCTGAACAACAGATTCAACATTATCCCTAGATGCAAGTGCATTAGGGTTCGTAAGTGCTAACATTAAATCAGGTTGCAAGGCAACAGATAAACCAGTTATAGGCTCACCGTTTTCTAGCGCAGTAATAACTTGTTCTAATTGAGCTAATTGGCTTACCATATCTTGCCCACCACCTGACGACCACGCAATAACGTCTGGCGCAAAAGCTTCATCTAATTTCTTTTGAAAAGGCGTTAGACTTTCGCCACCTAAAATGTTTGTGACAGTAGTTTTGCCTGCATTTGCTCTTGACATTGCCTGTGATTGAGCATAGTTTGAGGCTTGCGTTCTTTGCTCTGGCGTTAACTTTGCCAAGTCTGCTGTACCGAATAATTCTAATGCCGAGTTTGCTAAATTACCTGTAAATTTTTCTGATTTTCCACGAGATTGTTCAGCCAAATCATAATAAAGTTTTGATTTTGTTGGGTCAATTGGTGCAAACCTTTCAGCTAACTTAGTAAATGTATCAGCCATGTTTTCAGTGTTTGCCACATTATTACCCGACCCGCTTAAAGTCCCACTGATTATGCCTTGAATTGATTTTTGACTTATATCTTGCTTTGCTTGATCTAATGCACTGTCATATGCGCTCATTCCAGCAAGCCCAGCTTGGCCAATTGCTTGCCCAGCACTCGTTGGCAATAGAGATGGCCCACTACCTAACAGGCCAGCAAATCCCGCTTGCATTAACCCAGAGCTTAACGCCTGATTTTTTGCTTGTTGTAACTCTTCTTCGCCAAGTAAACTTTCTAAATAATTAGCCATTATATTCTCACAGTAAAGACAGCCGACGGCGTGGTTGTTGCATCGCCATCTGCTCTTGTAATAGACTCGCGTAAGGGTCTGTCATGTTTACCGCCTGACCTTGACGAATCCTACCAGGTGTTAACTGTTGCCCTTGTTTTTGTTGTTGCTTTGGCATCATCTGCTTTGCAACATCACCGAATTTAATAAAACTATCCATCATGCTAGGGCTTGCCACTTCCGTAACGCCTTGCATAATTCCTGATTTCCCAGCACTTACTGTTGGCCCAAGACCACTTGGTACAGTAGCCACTTGAAACGGCATTGCACCCATTGGCACTTGATTGATCGCAGACGGAATAGATGGCATGAAACTATTTAATACCGGGTTCAGTGCAATACTTCCAGTACCACTTGTGATCCCTGTTGCTAAAGGTGTTGCAAATGATGTCCCAGCAGAAACGGGGAATGCTAGTGCACCCGCGCCACCTAGTGCTGAACCTGCGCCCGATGCGGTTGCACCTCCTGCTGCCGCGCCACCTCCTAGGCCACCTAAACCGCCCGTTGCGCCACCAGTTACACCGCCCATAAGCGCACCCTGTAACACATCGCCACCCGACAAACTAGCGCTAGCACCCCCTACTCCTGCGCCCAATGCTGCACCGATCAGTAAAGGTTCTATCCCGCTCATTATGCGAATGCTCCTGCTAATGCGCCAAGAGCAGCGCCACCTGCCCCATAGCCTAGTTGATTGCCATCTGCACCTGCCATTCTAGTGCCCAGCCCTGCGCCTAACAGCCCGCCTGATACAGCGCCACCTAATTGATTGTTATAGATGGGTTGAGACACCTGGCTGCCCATAGGAGCCCCATACGCGGCTGATAGGAACGTTTGCAGGCCAGCGTAAGGTGCGTTCTGCTCAAAGTTAAATCGTTGCATCGCGTCACCCAAAGCAAGTTGCTGATAATTCTCTTGCGTCTGCCCAAGATCAATAAGTCTCTGAATGTCAGCATAATCTTGCGAAGCCATATCAGGTGACATGCCCGCAGCTTGTAGCTGTCGTGCAAAATCGTTTGATGCCGTTTGACCTAAACCCGATGTCGCTGCAAGTTGGGTCTGTAGTCCTTGATTTGATAGCGCACCAAGATTTTGAATCGCATTCTCTTGCAACCCTCGTTCTTGACCGTAGTTTTGATAAGCTAGTTTTCCTGCCGTGTCAGATAACGACTGTGCAAATTGATTAGATGCTCTATCTTCTAATTGCCCCATTGCACCCGAGCCATATCGACCTGCTCTTGAGGCTTGACTTGATACGCCCTGAATACCTTGATTAAACGTATCCTGCGCTGCACGCGCTGCGGGTTGAAATGCGCCCTGAAAGAATGGATTACCACCCAGATATGCGCCTTGAGCCGTTTGATTAGTCATACCCATTGCAGGATTATTGCCTGCGCGGTTATATACGTCTGCAAACCCACCTAATGCGGGATTTGTTGCCGTTTGCAATGAGCCAACTGTTTGTTGAGCTCCTCGTAGCAACGGGCTACCCGCTAACGCTCGGTCTTGCGCCATCTGCAAACCTTGCTGAGTTTGCGATGACGGGCCAACGTATGTTTGCCCAGGAAAAAAACTCGGACCACCCGTATCATATAATCGTTGTGCTTCGTTTAAACCGAATTCAACAAAAGGCTTAACCATCGGGTCAAGTTCCGTTGTGACTGTTTGTTTGTCACTACCGCCGCCGCCGCCCATTGACATATCTATAACTCCTTAATCCAGCTTCGGGTCTTAAAACCCAACTCAACGGCAACCTTGTTCCATGCAGGTCGCCACGATGCAAAAGTAATTTGCTTACATTCCATGCCTCTTGCTATGCTTTCAACCATTTTAAACCATTCTGCTAGTTTTCCACCTAAATTTCCGTGCGCGCACCATACATGAAAAGCATCGCCTTCTCTATAACCAACAACAAAACCTATCGGTTTGTCTTTTTCCATAGCCAACCACAACACTGCAGTATTGTTAACACAGCTTGCGTAAATGTCCTCTGGTATCCAATTCTCAGGAGATTTGCGTAAAATATGTTCAAGCCCTTTTTTTACAAAAGCCCAATTAGCTCTCACATCTTTAGGTTGTATGTATGTGAACATTAACCTACCACAATATAATCATAAATTTTATTAGTTGAAACATTACCTGCATCCGATATAGTTGCTGAACCAAATGTTTGAGCTGATACATAGACTCCAGTTGCACCCGCAGAATCTGAAGTCTTTGGAATTAACACAATCTTACTGCTTGGACTTATGCGCTCGTCTGTCAAAATTGTTGTATCACCCGTTGCTAACGTTACTGAACCCGTGTTGTTTGTTTTGCCATCAATTATGCCGTTGACAACCTCAGAAATGTCTCTAGGTTGACCGCCTTGCTGTGGCAAGCGTCTAAACATTATCGACTACTCACTGGCTGTATTTCAATATCAACAGCCATAATTGTTTGCCACTGACCTGTAGGCTTAATTAGAAGTCTGTGATATTTACCAATGCTTCGCAATGAAACTCGATTTTCATCATCTGCATTTATATCAGTCGTGTAAACTATAGAGTTATCTAATCTAAATCTTGATGCAACAGCTACGCTTGCAGATCCACCATCAACTTGCGGGTATGCTAGTTTTACGATTGATTGACTACCTTCCTCAATATCGCCTGTTTCGATTTCTGCTGGTCTTGCTACGCCACCGAATAGAACGATTTGTGAGCCACTAGTACCCGCAAACAGCGGCTTTCCACCAGCCCATAGCCGAGAATCAAGCGATGCGGGTATACCCTCTAAACTTGTGTAGATATTAAGTTGTTCTAGTGTCGTTCCAACAGTCGTAGCGTTAGCTATGTAATCAGCGGTTGTAATTCCATACGACCATTTCCCTGTTTGCCAGTTGTAAAATAAAATGGTTTGAGTGGCGTTTGCATTCGGGTAACACCACACAATTAAATGGCGTTCAGGGTCAATTGCAGCCGACATCTTATCTAATGAACCTTCACTGACATCTTCAAAAAACCATCTATCTACTTTTTCAGCACCGATTGCAGTAACTGTTTGACCATCGCATACGTAAAATCCATCATCTGACAAAAAGAACGTTCTTGCACCTTGTTGCACAATAGAATTCGGCTCATAGCAACCTAGCGTTCTAGAAATAGCATCAAATTGGAAAAATAATGGTGAACCCTGATAGCTCATTCTATAAATTGCACGCTCTAAGAACACTATCCCAAATTCGCCACCCGTTACGCCCTGAATATTGCCGCCATCGGGTAAATCTTGAAAATCAGATTGTGACGTTGCCCCAGAAACCCAATTTGTTTCATCATTTATATCCGACCAAAACACGCGATTAGGGTTACTACTGTTGTTCGCTGCTACCACAAAGTCACGCACAACAGTTACAAAGCTAGAAATTGGTGCGCTTGCTGACACATCTGCCCAAGCAGTAGATACGCCTAACTCCCAGTACTGTAAAACGTTTGAACCGTTTGCACCGATCAAAGATTTTCCAAACTGTGTAAAATTCCATCCACTTGATGCGGTATACCCACCCGCTTTTGAAACATCATCTAAACTTAAATCATTAGGGTCGTATTTAAAAATCTTTGTTTCACTCGCGGCGAATAACTGGACTGTGTCACCAAACTTTCCTGCAACAACATTAGTCAAAGGCTCGCTTGCATTGTCTGAAAACGCTTTTATAGACGGCAATTGTCCATAACCGTTCAACAGTGGGATAACGTTGAATGCTTTTGTAATCGCACCAGTTAAACCTGGCTGGTCTGGCAACCACTCGCCTAACACTAACCTCTTCGTAGCCATATATTCTCACTTTGTGGCACAACTGACCAATTTTCGCCAACAAGTTCAGCGTTAATAACATAGACCGCGTTACCATTAATATTAGCACCCGCAGAAGCTATGATATTAGGTGTCAAATCAGCAACGGCAATACCGTTTATGTCTGATACAAATGTGAATATTGCATTGGGTTGCGCCACTATTGTAGCCGTACCGTTGACCGATGATGCAACAAGTCGTAGCCTAATACTATCACCGTCCACTGTCGCACTAGCTGAAACAGATGCATTATCAAAAGCGAACCTATTTGCGTCTATAAATACGATAGCAACACCTGATGCAAATGCACTTACTTTATCTTGCAAAGGTACTGTTGATATTGAGAAGGTTGATAATGGCGAGAAACCTAACATTTTTTAAGCCCAAATTCTAATAGGGTATGGCTGTGGGTCGATACTAAACGGTAACAGAGGGTCAGGGTCTTCGCTAACTACCCGCACATTTACAAACCAACCATCGTAAGGTACAGGCACGTAACCTTCTGTCACTGGGTCAGGCGCAGGTTGATAGATCACGCCAATCGTGTCGATATTAACGTAATTAGGTGTCCAGCTCACAATCACATCGGGCAACGGGTCTTCAGGAGTTGACTCAGGGTCAGGCGCATAGGTCGGT